CACAAGCCGTAAGCAATAACGCTGACAGCAATAATGCATACTTCATTTTGAACTTTCGTTTAGTTACTATATGAGTATTATAAACGAGTTAGCGGTATTTGTCATCTAATTCGACGCTCGAAAGTCCTGCAATAGTTTGGAACTTTTCAAATGCTTTCTTAGCGGCAGGATTTTTGGCTAGCTCACTATTTGGTAATACTGCTTCTAACCAAATTTCTGGACGGCGACTAGGGTGTGCGCCAAACTTACGGGGTTGGTGTAGTTTGCCAGTTTCCCAAAGTTCAATACTTACACTACGGAAACGGTCTTCATCTTCATCGGCGTAGTTGGCCCATTCTGGATTACTCCACGGACTGTATCCGTGATACCCTGACCAAATGCCTGCCCACTGCTTATCATCATGCGGATCAAAATCCGTACGAGCAATAACAACTAGTACATCCTCGATGTCCACTACACCGTCTACAATGTCTCTAACACATCGACTATAGCTTAGTCCAATTTTCATTTTGTTTCTTTCGCTAGTTCTTTATAACCTGCCCAGCTTGGGTGTATATTGTCTGCTTGTACACGAGTAATTGGTAATACAGTATCACCAAAGTTTTTAGCAATGATATTTACAACAGATTGGATCGATGAAATATCAACTCCGCTTTTTGGATTATTACCATGGGGCAAGATCCAAAATACACGCTTGCCTTCAACACGTTGACGAACTTTCATAAGTTGTTCAAATGTATTAACACCACTGTGATCATTAGAACCTAGACTAATGATCACAGTTTCGGCCGGTTTGACATCTTTGGAATAATTCTTATTCCATTGCCAACTATTAATCCCAGCCTTTCCGACTAACTGACATTCGGGTCTGAACTGCTGTGTGCCCACGGCAATACTATCTCCTACTATTAGGCAGTCAATCATTGAGCAGGTCCTTCTAGCTCAGTAACACGAGCTTGTAATTGGACAACAGCTTGTTCCAATTTTTCAATGTGCTCGGCTACTTGGGCCATAAATTCTGCTGTGTTAGCGCCAGTTGTGCGTAGCATTTCTGGTACGCTAGGCGGTGTTAAATTTTCACTCATTTAAATCTCCAATAAAATGTTTTCATTCCAGCCACTGTCTTCACTGTAGCCATCCGATACGTAACCACGTGGGTTACATACAATACGTGTTTCACCGATTGTGTAATCAAACGGATGATGAGTATGCCCATGTGTCCACAATTTAATCTGTGGGCGATCCAAAATAAACTCACTCAAATCGCTATGATAGCAACCATTCATCAATGTTTCAGATTGGTACTCTTCATGCACACTTTTAAAACTTGGACTATGATGTCCAACTACAACAAACTTTTCGTCTGACTTTTCTGCCACTACAGTTTTAATGTAGTCTAACATCTTTTTATGACGTTGTACAGTTTCCAAAGGCTTAACGTTTCGATAACCATCGTAATCATTGCGAATGATACGAAAGTCGTTCATCATGTCCTTAGCCGCATGTATTGTAAGCGGATCGCACTTGTTCATGTCGGTCCACAATGTTCCACCAATAAATGTAACATCATCAATCTTCTTACTTCCGCACTCTAAGAAATAGACATTGGGAAACTTAGAACATTCGTTACTGAGTGTTTCCAAAGTCTGATACCACTTGCCATGATAGAATTCATGATTTCCTGCCACATAAACTACATGTGGAAATTGAAAACTACAACGCTTCAAAAAGTCTCTGTAGGCTTGTGCTTTAGCTTGTCTACGTCCAAGGTCAGGTAACTCAACGACATCCCAAGCACCTTTCATAGGAGCAGGATGATCGTGGAGATCTGTGGCAACCATAATGTCACCAGACAAGATTAGAACATCATAGTTCTGATCATTTTGAATGTTAATGTCACTGAACTCCAAGTGAAGGTCACTGACTAGTTTAATTCTCATTTATTCACCATCGTTTATTTCTTCCCCAAATTCGTATTCAGGGTGATCGTTTTTAAATTTTTCTGCATCTTCTTTAGTATACTGGCCTTTTTCAACTTTGTCAATAAAGTCTTTAAGCATCCTGTTCATCCAGTCATTGAACGTCATGTTCTCAGCATGAGCGGCTTTGAACGCAAACATCAACAAATCGTCTGGCAAGTCCAGGGGAATACTTACATCCGTGCTGTATTCACGTCCATCTTTGATTGCCTGTGCCTTCTCCATAAAGTCTTCTACAACTTCTAAATCGACATACTCAACATCGTCCCATGCTTCATTTAAGTTAACCAAATGACGTTTGGCCTCTTTGGCATACTTCTCACGCTTGTTTTCGGCAATCATACGATAAGCACGATCGTTAGTGTAGTCGCATACTTCTACTTCGTATACCTTTTGAGTTTTAGTGCTGAACACAATATTAAAACTATATCCGCCTGCACCGTGGATACCATTCCAACTAGATAGCTGATAAGCATTTGGTCCATAACAACTCCAAAGATAATCACTACCTTCGGTAATTTTGTAGCCAACCAATTCCATCCATTCTTTCATTGTAATCATTGCTCGAATCCTTCTTTGAGTAATTTACGTTCTTCTCGTTCTGTACGATGTGTTTTACACAACGTACTGATCCAACCATTGCCGCCACGCTCGCCAGGAGCACCACACTCCTCGCATAACTGTCCGCTCATACTTTCTGCAAGCCAAACAGCACCGTGAATGAATTCATCTCCGCCTTGATAGTAAAATCTTAGAGAACCAAACTTTTCTTTAATCTGCTCAACAACTACTTGTGGAACTTCGTCTGGAATCGCTTGATTAAATTCATTCTTTTCAAGTAGGCTTGCCCTGCGATTATTTGTATTATCAATATGCTTTTGGATAATACCGCAAAGTGTTTCCAGCATAGGCCACCAACCTTCGCCTACAGCAAACCCACCATACCTGTGTTCAAACATAAGAGGAAACTTTTCCTCCATACGTTTAGCAAACTGCTCATAGTTCTCACTCATTGTGCGGCCTTTACATAATGTAATCTTGTTACTGGGTTTCCATGCTTGTAATGCTTGCTATAGTCTTTAACTCTAGCACGTACAATTACAGCAGGACCAATCTTTAAGTCTTTCTTGCCAATCCAACTGGCCATTTTGTTGTTTATTATAGCAGTAATATTCCATCCGTCAAAGTTTTTCGACTTATAAGATTCCATAATCTCTGCATCCAAGTCTTCAACAACTTCGCCTATTGATCCCAAGTAGCCTTCGTCTAATGTCTCGGATACCTTTTTAAGTCTATGTACTGAATAGTCTGTGCGATAAACTTTTGGCAAACTAGCAATATACCCAAACTTGTTAGTACCCACTTCCTCGGAATTCAAAATACTGTTTACATCTGTAAGAAATTGACTGCTACCTTCTACAGCCGCAAACATCAATTTTCTAAAATACTTTTTAATATCAACTGCAAACTCGCGATCTTCATCGGTAACTTCTAATGGGGTAATAACTTCGTGGCTAACTTCAGGTGGGTCAATTGTATAGGCAATTAATCCGCGGTTAGATTTTTTATAAAACATAACCTTGCCGTCATCACTATAAACGGGTTCGTCTTCTTTGATATATGCACCGTTAACTCGCTGTGCCGCACAGGCCAACTCCAATACTTGCATCATAGGAAAAAGCGGACCAGTATAAGGTTTCGGTTTTAGATGTACTTGTACTGGAAGTAAGGTAGCCATTTCACGCTCCGAAGTAAGTTAATATATCATATTGTAGCACTTACCCAGAGAGTTGTCAACCTGTTTATAAACGGTAAGTTACACGACCTTTAGTTAAATCGTATGGGCTAACTTCTACTTTAACATTGTCGCCCAAAATAATCCTAATTTTATGTTGCTTTAGTTTGCCACCCATGTAACATAGTAATGGGTTTGGCATATTTTCTACTTTTACTCTGAACATGTTACCTGGTAACACTTCATCTACTGTGCCTGTTAATTCTATAATGTCGTCTTTATTGCTCATTTTTTACTTTTGTTATGCTCCAAGAGCCATCTCCGTTATCTGTCCACTCAAGCGTATCTCCTTCTTTCCAACCTTGTAGGTCTAAAAGTTCTTGCGGTAATGGTAACACTACGTCTCCACTACCATCATCTGCTTCTTCAACTGTTACGGTCCAATGTGTCATACAATTACTTATATAATTTCGTCTTTGTATGGTACAGGAAACCATCCCAGCTTGTCAAGATCTTCGAGTATCTCGCCAGTAATAACACCTTCTGAAACATATCCGTTTTTGGTAAAATACTCGTCATCCTCTTTACCGTCCATGCTCAAACCACCCCTAATGCCAGAACAGTAATAGTCCATGTAGTCGCCACCCTGATTGCGAAGGTCGGCTACAACACCGCCAGCACTACGCCAACTAACATGCCAATAATCTTCTTTTAGTATAGGCCAAACATTCTCTGGATCACGCTTACACCATTGCATGTTGCACCAAGCACAATATAAGTTCTGTGCGTAGGAGTCACTCTCAGCACGAATCTTGGCCATTATTTCAGGGCTGTTGCGTATGTCTTCAACTAGGTCAGAATATCTCATAATTTTTAAAAATTGGTGCAGACGGGAAGATTCGAACTTCCAAAGGCACCACTATGGGCTAGCCCTATTCCCTCCGCAGTCTTTTTTAAGGACCTTGGAGGAGGTTTACCAGTTACACTCACGTCTGCATTGATAGTATAGCTTCTATTGTAAATAATGTCAATGACATTCACAACTATACCATTTCAAAATATAGTATCTTTTGGACAACAAACTATGTTGGATCGTCCATTATTTAACATCAGTTGGATTTTAGGACGCTTTTGTAACTATAAATGTAGTTACTGTTGGCCCTATGCTAGGACCGACACACCGGATCACCAGCCGCTTGAAGTATATAAATCTACTGTAGACGAGATTAAGCGTCAAGCACGAGCTAATGGGTTTAACCAGTTCCATTGGTCGTTCAGCGGTGGTGAGCCTACTGCTTACAAACAGTTACTCGATTTAATTAAACATTTGGATGATGGAGTACAAACTCCTTATCAGACAATACACATGACTACTAATTTGAGTCCTGGATCTAAATGGTGGAATAGTTGGTGTACAGCTACTGAAATGCTACAACGTAGAAGTATTACTGCTAGTTTTCATGCAGAGTTTGCCAAGGAACAAGAGTTTGGTGACAAGTGTTTACAGTTAATGTATGAACGTGTTCATGTGACTGTTAATCAAGTTATGGTTCCAGACAAGTTTTATGAAACACTAGAACGCTGTAACCGGTTACGTGAGCGTGGAATCAATGTAACGCTCAAACCTCAAAGCAATGATACTGCCACTGCTATTGTAGACGGTTACACTCCTGAGATGATTGCTATAATGCAAAATGAGTTTGAGCAACAAGAAGGCTATCAAATTAGATTAACTGACGGCACACAAGATTACTATATTGATCAAGCAGAACGTTTTAATGCTTTAGGGTTCAATCAGTTTACCAATTGGACTTGTAATGCAGGCTATCAAAGTGTTATAATAAGAGGTACCGAAGTTAAACGAGCTTATAGTTGTCGTGATGAGCATTTGGGCAAGATAGAAAAATTTACTTTGTTTTCCGCCCCTAAAATCTGCTTAACTCCTAGTTGCGTAAGTAGTGCCGATAGCAAGATACCAAAACGGAAATAATATGAATATAGTAGAAGTTAAACAAGATTGGCCAGATGATTTCTTTCGGGTAGAATTATATCTAGGAAATATTTGCAACTATCAATGTTGGTATTGTTGGCCAGGGTGTAGCGAAGGTGATATAAAATGGCCAGACTATGACACCTTAGTAACAAACCTTTCTCATTTGTTAGATTACTATAAAGAACATACAAACAAGAAAAAATTTCAAATAGGACTAATCGGTGGTGAAGTGACGCATTGGAAACGTCTTATAGATTTTATTAAGTATTTTAAAGAAAATTATGGCTGTGTTTTTACCATGCATACAAATGCATCTAAAAAAATGGACTGGTGGAAAGAAGCAACTCCCTATTTTGATCAAGTTGCCATTAGCCATCATCCTCAGTTTTCCAGTAAAGAACACAACAGGGAATTAGCTGATTACCTTTATTCAAAAGGAAAAATAGTTAATGTTACTATAATGATGGATCCTAATGCTTGGGATCATTGTATAGAAGCCAACGAGTATTATTTACAAAGCAAGTATAGATGGTCTGTAAGACGTGCAGAAATATTTCATGATACTATTAACTACACACCCGAACAAAATAAAATTTTAAAAAATTTGCGATCAAGGGGAACTAACCCGTTTTTCTTTTTATGGAACAATAAAGTTCCTAGGGTAAAGACTACAGTGATCGATAACCAAAATAAAAAGCACAAAATTAGTGAACAATTCTTAACATTAAATCGCCTAAATAATTTTGAGGGTTGGGAATGTAATTTAGGACAAGATTGGTTAAACGTAAAGGCCGGCGGAGAAATGCAAGGTATATGCGGTAATATGCTATATGATCAATCAACCACTTATAATCTTTACGATCCTGATTTTGTAGAAAAATTTCAACCTACTATTACAAAGACTATATGTAACAGTAAATCAGGATGTTGGTGTGATTTTGAAACAAACATGCCTAAAAGAAAATTAGGTACAACAAAGAGATTTATTCCAATATATGCTAATTGATACAGAACACTTGCACTACTGGATGTGTGCTATTCGCGAAAGTGATAATCCTAAGCAAACGCTGGAGGCATTCTGGCGAGGTCAAATCAAAAGTAAAGAATGGTTAATTGAGCATTTACAAATAGAAATAGACGAGCCTGTAACTATTGATATATTTGGCGGATGGGTAGGAACTCTTGCTAGTATGATATTTCAAAGTGGAATACCTGTTAAGAAAATTACTAATATTGATTTAGATATTAAGTGCAAATCTATTTCAGAAATGATGAACAAGATCGAACATATGGAAGGACGTTTTGAATTCATCCATGCAGACATGTCAGATTTGCCTAGTGAAGCAGATGTTGTTATTAATACAAGTTGCGAACATATTACACAGGATCAATATGATTTGTGGTTATCTGGACTTAGAGAAGATAGTTTAATTGTATTGCAAGGTAACAATTATGCCTTACCAGAGCACGTGAGAACTTCTAATGATTTAAAACATTTCGAAGAACAAAGCAAACTTGATGTAGTTTGGTCAGGAGAACTAGAAACACAGATGTACACAAGGTACATGATTATAGGTATCAAGAATGATTGACACCACAGCAATTCGTACAGTGAACAAGGATGTTTTTAGTGTTATTTGGGATACTGGAAGATTATGCAACTACGACTGTACATACTGTGAATCTACACGTCATAACAATTATAGCAAACATAAAAGTTTAGAAGAGTTTATAAAAACATTTGAATTTATAGACAAGTGGACAAAAATTTACAATAATCATAAGTTGTATAAGACAAATACAAATATTAATTTCACAGGCGGCGAACCTACTGCTAATCCTAACTTTTGGGATTTAGTTGATCATATTAAAAATTACGATAATTCTTACAGTTTAAGTCTAACTACAAATGGTGCATGGGGCGAACAATATAGACAACGCATTATAGATAATTTTGATGGCGTAACTATTAGCTATCACGCAGAGGCAGACGAAAAACAAAAAGCTCGAGTGATAGCAAACATACTTGCACTATCTAAAACTAATCTTTGGTTTCAAGTTAATGTAATGCTTCATGTAGACTATTGGAAGGAAACTACAGAATTATATGAGTATCTAAAAAGTTTAGGTATCAATTGCAAACCACGTCCCATTGGTGATGGTAACATAGTACGCAAGGGTTGGTTTATAGATGCAGATGGCACCAATAGACGTACCAGTCATGAATATTCAATAGAACAACAAACTTGGTTCTTTAATTCTGTGGGTATAGATAAGAAACCTGATGACGACGGGGAAGGCAATCAACTTGGAAGAAGTTGTTGCGGAAGTAGACCATTAGAAGGTAAAGTTGATGGCAAATGGATTCCTATTAAATTAGTTAATACAAATTTTAAAGATTGGTATTGCATGGTTAATTGGTTCTTTCTATATATCGATCAAGAAACTAATTTAGTTTATCATCATCAGACTTGCAAAGCCACCCACGAGGGTGCTCCTGGCCCAATAGGATCGTTAAATAATACAGATAAGATGTTTGATGATTTAGATTACTATCTTAAAAACCCTACGCCAATTGTGTGTCCTAATCAGCGTTGTGGATGCGGTATGTGTATACCTAAGGCTAAAAGCCTAGAAGACTTTAATGTGTTAAAAGAAAATGTTTCAATTTAATCAACTTAAACAAATCCATTTAGAAATTACAAACAACTGTCAAGCACATTGCCCTATGTGCAGTCGCAATCATCATGGCGGTATAGAGAATCCGTTGATAACAGTAAACAACTGGACTCTAGAACAATTTGAAACTGTAGTTAATCAAGAGGTACTCAAACAAGTTGAAGCATTATATTTCTGCGGTAACTTTGGCGATCCATTATTAAACAATGATTTAATTGATATGATTGACTATGCTGTTGCTAACAAACCCAGCATAGAAATTAGGATACACACTAACGGCAGTCTTAGAAGTATACAATGGTGGGAACGACTTGCCCGAGCATTACCTGAAAACCATGTAGTGGTATTTGCGATCGATGGACTTGAAGACACACACCATTTGTATCGTATAGGTACAGATTACAACCAGATACTTCGAAATGCTTCTACTTTTATTCAAGCAGGCGGAATTGCTGAATGGGCGTTTATTAGATTCAAACACAACCAGCATCAAGTAGAAGAAGCCAAAAGGATTGCCACTGAAACTGGATTTCAAAGATTTGTAATGAAGGATAGTAGCAGATTTGTTTTAGATAAAAAATTCCCTGCATTAAGCTATGAGGGTGTTGTAAGTCACTTTCTTGAACCTGCATCAGAAAGTAAGATTGTTTTTATTGATAAAAAAGTACTAGACAACTATCGACAGATTGTAGAATCTAGTGCTATCGAATGTTATGCACAACAAAATAAAGAAATTTATATAGATGCATTTGGAAGACTGTTTCCCTGTTGTTGGCTAGCTAGTACTCCTTATAACTATACAGCACCCGAATCTGATATTTTAGAAGTTAGACAGGTTATGCTCGATCAGTATAATGACATGATTGCAGACTTCGGCGGTATAGATAATATCGATACCAAGTATCACAGCATTAAAGATATTGTCGATTCTGATGTATATCAAACAGTATGGAATAAGTATTGGTCAGATCCTAAAATGGTAACTTGTGCAAGGGCGTGTGGAACTAACACACTTAGTAAACCAGTAGATCAATTTATTGAAAGAGAATCATTGGATGTCTAAAACGTTCTGCCCTTTGCCATGGATACACTTAGCCACTCGCCCTAACGGAGACGTGAGAGTATGTTGCACGGCTAATGCAAGCGGTGCAGGCGAAGAGGATATAAAGGATGCAGGGCTTGTAAAACAAAATGGCAGAATAATGAATCTGCAACACGATAGCATTGAAGAAGTATGGAATAGTGATTACATGAAAAACATACGTCTTAAGATGCTAGACGGAGATGCTCCCCTTAGTTGTAATAAATGCTATCAAGAAGAATCTAAAGGCATTGTTAGTAAACGACAATGGGAAACTGTTGTATGGAAGGAGAGATTAGATGTTAATAGAATTGTGGATAAAACTCAACCTGATGGGAGTCTTCCTGTTGATATTCCTTATTTTGATTTACGATTAGGAAACATGTGCCAACTTAAATGTATTATGTGTAGTCCACATGATAGTAGCAGTTGGATCAAAGAATGGAAGTTACAGTATCCTAAGTATAAAACAATAGAGCTTAAACAAGATCAACAATGGAATAGTGACTTTGATTACACCTGGTATCAAAAAGGTAGTTTTTTAGATACTATGAGATCACAGGCAAGCAATATACAAGAATTATACTTTGCAGGAGGCGAACCTTTATTAATACCTGAACACTATAAAATACTAGAGTTTATGGTAGAAACAGGTAACGCTAGTAAATGCGTGTTACGATATAATAGTAATGGGTTAGAACTTCCTGATAAACTATTTGATTTGTGGAAACATTTTAAAGAAGTTAAGTTTAATTTTAGTATTGATGCGTTTGGTGAAAGAAACAATTACATAAGATATCCAAGTGATTGGACAAGCATCGTGCAAAATTTGCACATACTAGATGAAACGCCAGACAACATTACTGTTAATATTGCCTGTGCTGTACAGTTATTAAACGTTCTAACAATACCAGAACTAGTGCATTGGAAAGAAAGCAAGAACTTTAGAAAGATCAATCTACCACCGTATGGAGCAGGATTGATTGGAACGCATTTAGTCTATTTGCCTAGTTACTTAAATGTTCGAGTACTGCCAGCAAATTTGAAAAAACGTGTAGAAACAACAGTAGATTATTTCTGTAGTAGAAAATCATCAAATGATGAATTTGTTTCAAACCCTTACGGATTAAAACGATGGAAGGGACTGGTACAATACATGATGGCAGAAGACTGGTCTAATAAATTACCTATTCTAGAAGACTACTTAACTGTTACAGATCAACAACGCGGAACAGATTTTAGGAAGACGTTTCCTGAGCTGAAGGACTTGTTTTAGTTAACGGTATATCTGCAGAGCAGGTACAGAAATTACGGTCACAAGTTACGGGTTCGCTAGGTGCAACGAAGTTGTCTTCATATATGTTGCCTAGACTACCACCGACTCTACAAGTCGCTCTGTGTACTTCCCCGTCCCAATTTATCATTAGGCTTTCTATACCTGCCATACAAGACCATCCGTTAAACTTGTTCTGATGATTTTTAATCATGTCATTAGAATGATACAATAGTTGTGCGTGTTCATTATCGAGCCACACTACTGTATTTGCTTCAACAGTTGCTTCGTATTCTTTAACCCATTCTAAATCAGTTAGATTGTAACGCATATCGTCAAACAAGTCATGATCCCCTTCTGTCCAACGAACTCTACGGACAGCATGCGGAATATTAACAGCACGTAGCGCATCTGCAATATATCTAGTACGTTTCATATGATCTTGGTGTGCCATCACATGTACCATGATTTTTCCAGCAAACAATTCATTAGTATTAACAATAGTGTTTAGCACACGTCTTACATCATACTCCATGTGGACACTGAACACATATTGATCAACACGTTGCTTTGCATAGAATTCAGCTGGTAATGTTCCGTTCGTTGTCACGCTGATCCAACTAATACCTTGATTTTTACAGTAGTTGACTAACTCTTCAAATTTAGGATGTACAGTAGGTTCTCCTCCTGTAAAACTAATGCGAATAGGTTTGTTTAATTTTACAAGTTTATCTACAGCAGATTTTAATATGTCTATATTTATATGGGGACTAGTATTGTCGTGTATGCTACTAGGACAATAACTACAATTAAAGTTACAACGCTTTCCTAAGTTCCATTCAATCTTAATGCTTCCTTGATGAGGCCAGCGACTAGTTACCTTAATCATAGTTTTTAAACTCCGGAGTAACATCAAAAAAACTTTGGTTGCGTGTGTTATCTAAATTACGATTGAACTCTATGCAGTCCTGCCACTTGTCGCTTTGATCGGTTGCATTTAGATAGTTGATAACGCCGTCGATCTGTTTAAGTGTAATATCAAGTAGTATTGGATTTTCTATAACGTATTTGTATTTAGGCAATTGTATCTTGGCCATTTGTAATCGTTTGATAGCAAGGTCTTTAAGGTCAAATGGTAACACTTGTGCCGATAGTAGATTTGGATAGTTAACCATGTTAGTGTAGAATACAATCCCAAGTTCGTCTAAGAATAGTTTAATCATTTTATCCAGCATTAACACATTACTTACTTGTACTGCAACTGCTCCGACAATTCGTTTTATGTTTGGGATTGTTTGGATTTCTTTAATATTAGATACAACTTCTTCCCAATCACTGTTACCGCGAATGTAATTGTAAACATCCCCAATGCCGTCAATAGAGACATTAACGGCAACTGATCTAAAATGAGGCCAATAGTCATGTATAGTTCTTCCTTTGTTAATTCCTAATGTTGTTCCGTTAGTTGCATACTTGATTTCGATTTGGTGCCCATATGGTTTAAGCATATCTAATATTCTGTAGTGCGTAGGATCCATTAGTGGTTCTCCTCCGGCAAATTCTACACGTCTGAAATAAGGTAACAACTTTTCTAAGTTACTCCACCATGCTGGGTTGTCTGTAAACTTATCTAAGTAAGGTTTTTGTTCTAGCTTTAAGTCCTCTACAATTTTGAACATAAAGTTGTTTTCTTTTTCGTAATACTTTTTTACTACATTCCAATCGTTCCAACTAGTACTATCTATCGGGTTACACATGCGGCACTTGAGGTTACACAAATTGTTTAATTTTAGTTCCATAGTAGGAAGCTCAAATGGCATACTGTAATCGTCGTTTAAAGCGTCTAATGCGTTAGGGTATAAGTTGATACGTGATTCGGGGATTGTGCCCGTTATATGACGTTGTCGCAAGGATTCGACACCCTGATCTTCCAATCTAAAACAAGGTTCACATTCGGGTGGACGTATGTTAGTAAGTACTGACTTACGAATACGTTTTATCGAGTCACCGTTCCAAATTTCTTCTAATGTGTTGTCTTGAATGAATCCAATTGGATGACTACGACAGCAAACTTTAATTGCGCCGTCTTCTCTTGTAGCCAATCCTGTAAATGGATGCATGCAAAATGTTTTTGAATTCATGAACTATTTAACCGAGTTATACTAGCACATAAATATTCTTATGCTAACTCCTACCAATCATACAGTCGATACCGAATTATTTCAAGAAGCTTGTAACCATTTACCAAAAGGTGCAATGAAGACATCTATTAATCAGCCGACTGGAGATTTCTTTTATGATCCTTGGATTTTGAAAGACGAATATAAAGGAACTGTTTGGGAAACATTATACAACTCACTGCCTGTAACTAAGGGTGAAGCAAGAATTATTATTTTGGATCCAAATCAATGTTATCAAAGACATGCCGATATAGATGACAGATACCATTTGAACATACTTGGCGAAAACTGTTATCTGATCGATCTAGTAAGAGACACAATGTATCCCTTAGAACAAGATGGTATATGGTATGATATGGATGCAAGTTTTCTACATACCGCCGCTAACTTTGGACGCAAGGCTAGAGTTCAACTAGTTGTTAGAAAACTACTGAAAAAGAATCAGCTAGTCAATCCTATTAACATAGGTTTAACTACAACTATGACAAATGCAGATCATGCTAGACATATATTTGACAACACAGTTAGTCCTTGGCTCAACGAAGCCAACAAGGCAGGATACATAGACAATTTTAGTTATTCATCTGTCGTTGTCAAATTTAGTATAGAACAAGACAAGATAGATTCATTAAAACACATACTACCAGCCGAGTTCATAATCGTATGACAGATTGGAAACCATTTTATAAAATACGCAATGGTATATACAGCACTACTAATTTGCTGTATGCTCCTATAATTAATCCCGAAGGCACTGTTATGTGTATGGATTGGACTACTGAAAACAATTATCACAAAGAACATTGTTCACCTGCGTTAATAGATTTTATGTTTAATAGAGAAGTAACATACTTGCAAAAGTTCCAAGGTTACGAATGGGCTCCACAAATCATTGATATTACAAACAAAAAAATTTTTATAGAATGGAATGTAGAGACATTAAACACTTTACTGTTTGTGCATAACAAACCTGTTGATTCAGTTTGCCCTGATTGGAAACATCAGTTATCTACCATACTACAAGATTTAAAAAATGCAGGGTATTATAAAATGGCATTATACCCGCATTGTTTCTTTTTAGACAAGAGCAACAAATTAAAGACTTTTGATTTTTACGGTTGTGTAGAAATGTCCGATCCGTTTATTGAAAGAACTCTTATAGAAGGAATAATTGGACCAGATAGCGGCGGACGATTTGATTCTGCTACTGTAAACGGCTTAATTGATTTTAGAATATTTTTTAAAAATACCTTATTGAATCATCTTGGAACAATTTGGCCTGATAATCCTTTTCCCGAACTTTACAAAATATATGATTAACTGGAACGAAATTATTAAAAATCTTAAAGACGGTAAGATAGTTACAGTTGATCCTGCACGATGGAACATGAGTAATCCTGAGTATGCAAATATGTTAAAGCTATGGAAGGAAAATAATTTCAACACTGATAGTGTCAAATGGACCAACTATTACGATACTAAAGACATTGAGATTGAACTAGCTACTCGAATGCATGTTACACCTTTACGCAGTTGGATCAGTTGTGTGGAACCCGGATACATGACTGGGTATCATTATGATATTGATGACCGTGAGCAAGAGTATTTAAAACTAGGCAAAATTAAACGCTTTTCAATTTTTATGAACGAGCCTAAAGTAGGACAACTATTCATCTTAGGTAGCAACTATTATTATAATCAAGAACAAGGCACTACAATATCTTGGCTCAACTACAGAGAATGGCATAACGGTATCAATGGCAGTCTATCAAACAAGTATATGTTTCATTTGTTGGGTTATTAATGTTTAACTTTAAATCTCTTAAACAAGTACAAGTTGAAATAACCAACAAGTGCCAAGCAAGTTGTCCTATGTGTTTGCGTAACATTCACGGCGGAATTGAAAACCCATCGTTGATTTCGAACGAATGGTCTATTGAACAATTCAAGAACATCTTTAACTTTGAAGTCTTAGAACAAATTGAACATATCAATTTTTGTGGAGACTTTGGAGACCCTATCCTTAATAACGATTTAATAGCGATGTGTCAGTATCTAAAAGATGCTAGTAATGTTCGTGTTAGCATTAAAACAAATGGTAGTGCTAGAACTGTTGATTGGTGGACAGCATTGGCAAAATCTTTGCCGGCAAACCATGCAGTGGAGTTTGCTTTAGACGGATTAAGCTCTACCCATAGCTTATACAGAATAGGAACGGATTTTAACACTATAATAAGGAACGCAACTGCATTCATGGATGCTGGAGGTCTTGCTGATTGGATGTTTATTAAATTTAAACACAACGAACAGGATGTAGATGTTGCACGTAACATGGCTAACTCTTTAGGATTTAAATCTTTTAAAGTTAAAAACAGTAAACGTTTTGGTAAAAAATTTCCTGTATTAGATAGAAAAGGAACTGTTACTCACTATATTGAACAGCCAATCTCAAGCAATATACAGCCTGTTGAATTTGTAGATTTAAAAGATTACAAAACTTGGGATAGTAAAATTAACTGTTTTACATTTGATAATAAAGAACTTTATATAGACGCACACGGGTATGTTATGCCTTGTTGTTTGATTGGTTCTTTTATGTATGCAAATTATGATACAGCATTATATAAAAAATATAAGCTAGATGATTATACTTCTATTACAGGGCTTGCAAGAGAAGTACAACTAGAAGTTTTTGAAACTATCAAAGAGTTAGGAGGATTAGATCAGCTTGATACTAATCAGCATTCCATTAAGGATATAATGAACCGACCTGTTTGGCAAACCTTGATACAAGACAAATGGAAAACTAATAGTTCTAGTCCATGTGTTATTTTGTGTGGAGACAAATCTCCTTATATCACTATCGCAGAACAACTTAATCGTGAGCAGTAATTTGTAATGTATATCGTGTGTTGTAACCTATATTAACAACACCGTGTACAATCATAGGATCGCTCCATTCATATACATCGCCTGCCTTATAATTAGAAAGCATTTTGTCATCGTAGACAAATATATGACCAGGTTCAAAATCTTGTAAAAACATTGTATAGCGTACAGGATTGTCTACTTCAACTAGATGAGGATCTATATGCATAGCCTGCATTTGTCCAGGTAATAGTTTTACAAACCACCAAAAACAACGATTGCGTTTTTCAGGCAAGTCGGGTAAAACAATTTCAAATCCTTGCATATCGATACTATTACGATTGAACTGTTGAAAGTCGTGATTTTTATGTGCATACCCTGGACGAGCTAGTTCCCTAAACTTATCCAGCAAAGGATGCCCTTGCCATCGATTGGGTTGCCACACATAGGCAGTATCCCCATCACGAGTACGAAGATGATTCATTAACTCATCTGTAATCCAATCTCGATAATTTCCTATGTATTTCATTTTGCAGTTATATAATTATATTCATCTGGTAATGTATCGTACAACATCATTTTATTGTTAACAGATGCATCTCTTAAAATTACTTGGTGTACCAACGGGGATCTTTTTCTGTTAGGCAGTATATCCGCGATTGCTTCGGTTTGTATTTCAGACATATCTAAAGTAGTAACATCAGGCCATTGAATTGCCTTAACATATACTCCGTTAATGACAAGCGGATAGTGCGCTCTTATACCTAAATTAATGTCTGTGGCATAAGTCCATTTTTTATCTTTGGCTATTTGTTCAATCGCCTTAACTAACTGACTGAGGTATATCTTGTCTCCTTCGGGGTTGCGTCCAATATCTGATCCAACGCGAACTCTGAAATTTTTAGTAAGCGGATAAAATTTTTGAATTTCTTCTAAACAATATTCTAACTGTCCTAAATCTTCTAATGTGTAGCTGATACCTTTTATAGGCAATCCTAATTTAACACAATTATCGATTCCTAGCATTTGTTTATTTCGTACAGTATACCCGTTGTAGTCAGGATGATTTAACCCTATAGTCCACATGACATTTTTAAATTTTATAAATTGTCTAGCATATTCTTCTCTTGATAAGTTGACACCGTTGCTTAATATCATTATACTTCTAGGCTTACCAGACAAACTTTGTATTCTTTCAATTAGTAAAGGTAAATCTTTACGTACTGTAGGTTCGGCTCCTACTAATGATACTGCTAGCCCATCGTCGGGCCACGAACTGATTAAACTTAGCAAATAATCAATTGGAGGGTCCACAGACTTATTATCGGGTTCCTGATAACAATGCGGACAGTCTAAGTTGCATCTATTAGTAACTTCGATAAAATAACTTGATAAATCTCTTCTTGGGTAGTTGTAGTTTAGATAAAAATCGGCATCAGGTTCTACAAGATGTTCCTGGTACCCATGTTGTTTACAAGTCTTACCCAACCAAATAGCACCGTCACGTTCAAAACTAATTGCAGGAACATGTCTGTAACAATGCTCGCATAAAGACAACGTATCCTTTATTTTATTCATTAACATTCCAAACTGTTAAATGTGCAACAAGCCTGACTGTATGACTTATATTACTGCTTCCGTGTAAATCCATCACATTGTTAAATTCCCACAAATCTCCTTTTTTGTAATCTTTAGGTATGTTATTACCCCAGACAAGTATGTGCCCAGGATCATAATCGACTAGTGCCATAAAATATCTTTTACAATTTTCAGGATTAGGATCTACATGCATAGGAAGATAATTGCCTGGTGCAAGTTTAGTAATTACTTCCTCGTAGTCGTTAGAAAGACTAACAGGCCATTTTATAAAACATTTTTCGTTTTTATTTTCAAATACTTCCCAATATAAGTTAGGATGCAATTCTAAAGACTTGTCTGTATATTCTGTAAATCCAGCTTGGTAACAATCTTTAATTTGATCAGGCTGAGGGGATCCTTTAGTTTTTAAAAGGTAATCTACTAGTTCTTCGCTTACTAGACTACTATAATTTCCTAGGTACTTCATTAATATGTTTCCAAATGGTCAATGCCTAATTGTTTACGAAATTGTTCTGTGAACTTACCATCGATGCGTAGGCTATAACTTTGTTCCATGATACGTTCTCCGCCGTGCCAGTCAACATCATTCCACCAAGCCGCACGAGTGTTTAAGTATGTCTTATCTTTGTTCTCTGGATCCCAAAGGTACATAGCTTTCTTTGTGTTAGGGCGAATGTGTATAAACTCATTGCGGTGAGGCTTAACAACATCTATACCATTCTTAGCATCTAAATCTCTATGTTCAAACGGAATACCATCTGCTTCACAATGAAAGAATATAACACGACCAATATCTTCAAATACTGTACCAACTAGACTTTCTACCCAAGCAACTGTACCTGGAAAGTAAACCGCTTCAGGAGTCAGATTGCGTGGAGCAGTACGATCATCCCAGGAACCTTCTTCCCACAAATAATAGTAGATGTATGGATCGTATGCACCCATAGCCATTTTTAGGAAACGTGTAAACTTGTTACGTTGCTGGAAGTTTTTAAAGTCCAACGGCATTAGTTTTAAGCCTGCTTCTTTAATAGGATTACCGTCTGGTAATGCGGCTAATTCTTTGGCGGCTTGATATATAGGTTTCCAATTAGGAACATAGCTCATATCGTCAAAACTAAATCCGGGAGCCATCCAAGTTCCTTCTTTAGCAAAATCTCGTGCTAGTGCAAACCCGGTTAATATTTCAGGTTGAAGTTTGTCAAATAAAGCCATATCCAAATATGGTTCCATGTTATAATAAGGGTTGCCGTTTATACCAATGAGCATAATTTTATAAGATAATTAGTTATATGAAATATGAATACTATTACAATAATGTGCCAGGACACGGACTGTGTCGGAACAATCTTATTTACACAAGTTTGATCTCGACCGATAAAAAAACATTTGTGAAATGGTATCACAACGATACTGAATATCATAAAGGCAAAAACCAAGTAGTGGATCCTGCCAAAATGTATGAAAAATGGAATAGGGAAATGCACTATCTACATAACATGGCACACCATTATCCAGATTTAGTTCCAGAGATTGTAGAAGTTAATGTGCCTGAACGTAAAATATATCTCCGAATAGACGGCCCTGATTTTTGGGAACGTAGTCGATGTAATCAAAATAATTATGCTAATGTGGTTCCAGATTGGCAAGATCAAATGATTGGGATAATCAAAGCACATAGAAGCCTAGGATGGTGGAAGTATAGCATGCATCCTAGCAGTTATTTTATCGTAGACGGCAAGTTGAAAAGTATTAACTACTTCTTTACCTATCATCGGGACGAAACACCTTTTAGTATCAAAGATGTAGAAAGTCATATCTACAGTACTAGGCAAGACGAGATGCGTAAACATATAGCAGGGCTAGGTATAGAATGGGACAAGCCGCAGTCATTCGAAACTATGAATGAACTTTGCTGGTCCAGCTTTAGTACAAATTACCCTGCTGATTTTATCGAGCGTGTTAAATGTATAAAGTAATACCTTGGACACCCGACTTAGACTTAACAGAATTTTATGCAGAAGCTAAGAAGCGTGGATTCGAAAACAACTCTAGCCAGAAGGCACTGGTAGATTGTTTTAATAACGAGAAGTATAAACAAGTATGGATCTTATACTATAACGATCAAGCGGTAGGTAGTGTGGCCGCACACAGCTTTCCAGAGATGGGCGAAGATGCTTATCGCATTGCCGCTCGTACCTGTGTGTTTACAGACAAGTTGCCTGGAACCTACGGACAAGGCCTACGCACCATAAGTGTAATTACGGATCATCAAAATCCTACAGCACAATTTTTAATCCCTGCTTGTATTGAATGGACTCCGCCTTGGGCCGACTTGTATATTACCAGCAATGAAAGCGCAGTAGGAACACAGCGCCTGGTGCATAAAATATTTGGACCAGCTATGGAACACTTAGGACTAATGAAGGCTGTTAAAGAAATAGACTATAGAGGAACCAAGCAAACTGTATGGCAGTTGTTCCCTGATAAGTTTCTAAAAGATTTGGAGAAGTTTCCTCGATGGTAACAAAATTTAAACAAACTAAGAATAAATCCATTGTTTGTTGTATTGTAGATAATACAAATACATATTCGTCAGGATGGGCTAGAGAAATATCAGTTAACATTTCAGATTTTCTTTTGCATAGATTTATCAAACATGATTTCGATGTATTAATAGATTCCAGTGAAGACGACTTGTTAGCCACTGCAAGCGCAGAAGGGTACAGCCATGCAGTTGTAATCGCAACAGGAATGAGCTTGGGATTAAGTGATAGACTGTTTTCAGCAATAGAAAGATTATGTAAACAGGATTTCTTTATAGCAGGACACGTATTAGAAAGAAATGAAAATTCGTATTGGCGTAACGGCTATTATGAATTGCATCATCAATTTTATATTGTGCGCCTGGCTGATTATATAGAGTTAGGATATCCTGCTGTAGGCAACCAAGAAAGTATTAAACATATACAAATAGCGCCATTGCGAAGTACAACTTGTTTATATAATGATCACGAAGTAGCAGAATGGATTAGACCAGGAACTGTTGAAAAAGAATACGACATGAAATGTCATGGCTGGAATATTATATCTGTAGCATTAAAAAATAATAAAACACTTATTGACTTAGGCGAAGATATACGCAACAACAAAAAGTATCTATACTACGAACACGATCATGTGTTCCTTAGAGAAATGAGCTATGTTTACTACAATCAATTCTTTTGTAATAATTTTACTCCAGCGTGGAATAGTGATAGCTTAAGACAGCTTTCAGGAATTGCAAGCCCAGTTGATCAATATATCAGTGTAGGAATTGGTGTTAATTGGATTCGTAATTTAGAGCAGTTAGGAGTAACTCCAGATACTCGAGTAGTCTTTACAGATATTAATCATAACACCTTGCAATTTATGAAAGCTATGGTTGAAGGATGGGATGGAAGAAATTATGCTGAATTTTATCGAAATCACTTACCTATTATGCCTAACAATGTAACACAGGATATTAACGCTTATATTGACTATGCTGATAAGGAATGGACAAACTTCCTCGCCAATTTTTCAGAATGGGATATTGTTTGGGCTAAGATTAAATCTTTAAAATTTGATTATGTATTAATAGATTACATGAGCACATACAATTTAGATTGGATTATACCAGGTAAGAATACTGTAATGAATATTAGCGATATGTTTACACATAGCCCATACATTGCAACACAGAGTTTAAAATATCGAGTAAGCTGTGAAAACAAATTGTTTACTAAAATTAAAAAAGTTGATCCTAACATTCATCTTATAATGACATCACGTGCTTGTGATGGATATTTTGAAGAACGTCAACAACGTGAAGGCCCTATAAGCACGTTTGAATTAACTGATATTAATCTATTGAAAAAACCTAACTGGCATTTAGAAGATTGGAACAGTACTCGAATATTAGGTTAAACAGCTACATCGTGTAGTTCGTAATGCCCTTCGACGCCTGCTTCAGCGGCGGCCTTATCAATTAGTGTTTGCCATTCAGGTAATGAATCGTGTCTAGATGCAATCAGATGAAATCTATCTTCATTGCTATTGTTTATAATACTATGCCCGTAACTGATATTCATAGCATAGGCTCCTCCTGGTTCCATAAACAATTCCTCACCATCCTCCCAACGCCAAATACATCCTGTTGGATTGCTTAGACTTATATTAATATTTTCTACAATACGATGCTTGGTATCAGTATGCATGCCTATCCAGCCCCCGGCTTCAACAAGCATGAGTCTAACCCTACCATATTTCTTGCAAGGAAAAGAATTTTGTAAAAAATGCATAATAGTCGGACACTCATTTGCCGCGGTTGTCCAAGTAAAGCCTTTAGCGGCTTCAATAGCATTTGTATATCCGTACTCTTGCCAACTATCGTGCTTGTCTTCGGCTAACCCGTACAGGCTTAAACTTTTCCAACCTTTATGCAATTCGTCTCCTCCTCTATGGGCGGTAAACCTATTTTTCAGTGCTTGAGCTTCTTTTAACATAGCTGAATACGGCACAGAAATGTCTAATTTTAAAGATTTAGCTTCAGAAAAGTAATAGTATTTTTTATTCATAATACTACTTATACTCGGATAAATATGAGTATAGATTACCGGAGTTCACTATGAGCCTATTAAACACAATCAAAAAGCTAGTTTATCTTGCACCTGTACGTTGCGGACGTACATTCTACGCTGTTGATATTGTACAAACTAAAGATAAAATAAGTGTAAAATTTACACCAACTGATGAATTTTTAATGGCTGATCCTCGCCGCGAAATTGAAGAGTTTATGCCAGCGCATGTACATGCTTTTGAAAAAGCACAACACATTGGACTAGCAGTGGGTAGTCTAGAATATTTTTTAAATGAGAATAATATTGCTTATGCATTTACTAATAGTAAAGATGGTTCTGCAGAAGTAGCAATTGATAGAGACGAGCGCGATTCTTATGTTGGAATTGAAAAACAAGAAATTCTAAAACATGCTCATAGAACGTTTAATCCGGATATGGAAGTTGATGCAGAAACAGCATTAGAAATTACTTCAATGATTGATACCTTCTTGCATAACGATCAAGGATATAAGATAGTAGTTACTGATACAGACATGCGTAGCAAGATTAGTGCTCTAGCAATTTATTGGGAATCGATTGGTGATAAAAACGGATGTGTACGCCCACCGCAAATGATTACTGCTCCAATGCTACTAAGTGTTCCTCCAAAAGAATGGAGTCTGGACTACTGGTTCGATATGGGTCGATTATATGCTAAAATTGGGTTAACAGCACTAGCTCGCGGATATCAAGTAGCTTACTGTAATGCTTTTAATTTATTCGATCCACGTGTGCAGTTTATTGAAGATGTATTGCACGTAAAGTATGGAACTTATTCAGTAGAGCAATTTATTCCACGTCCTTGGATCTGTATTGGTAAAGCAATGGATCCTAGCAAACCATATAACTGGGTTGGTATTCCTAATAAGTATGAAGACGATATTATGATTAGTTGCATTTTAACAACTAAGGAATACGTTACAGTAACCGATCAAACAGTGGAGTAATATGTTTGGAGTTGTAATCACGTCTGTAAGACCGGATATCTCGATTGATTTTTTTAGATATGATCATGACATATATGAATACATTGAAAAAAAATTCATCGAGACTGGTAAACTAATTAATCAGAAAATTAGTGTTTCAGAAGACCTGACTACAGAAACACATAATTTGATTTTTACTTCAAAAGCCGATTGGATCGAATACTTCAAAGATCCTGTACTTGACTATCATAAAAAAGTTAAATCAAGATACAATACATTTAACAAAATTGCTGTTTCAATGAATGCAGACGAAATTGTTATAACAAAAGACTTATATAATCTGTATCTAAGATAACCCGTAAAAAAAGGACCCGAAGGTCCTTTTTGTTTGATTGCTCGATTAAGGTCCAGTAAACGCTACCCAGCTAGTACCATTGTAGCCGTAGAAGTGTTTGGTTGTACTATCAAAAATCATCATACCAGCTGATGGTGTAGGATACGAACCAGTAGGATATGCATTCAATTGAATTGCTATACCGCTAAGGATAGCATTAGAGTTGAATACCATAGTATTGTAACTAGCACTATTATTACCAGTTACAAACGATAAACTAGATGATGGATGAGCGTATGTTAAAACAGCCGATGCGTCCCAGCTAGAGAAAATACTACCAGAACTTACATAAGCTGAATTGTAAAATCCAGCAAAGTTAATACCGTGAATGTAATCTCCTGCCGCTGTATTTGTCGGGCTTGCAATAGTTCCTCTAGAACCGTTCAATGCTAACACTGGAACTGTACCACTTGAAACAGTACCAGTAGCTCCAATAGAGTTAAGAGCAAATGGAGTTTGTGTTGAGCTAGATAATACAACAGTTGAGCTAGTTCCGCTAATAGAGTTAGTAATAACGCTACCAGCTGTAATTGAAGAGTTAACACTAATTGTTCCTGCTGAAACAGTAATGTTACCAGATGTAATTCCAATGTTGCCCGATGTTAATGTTACACCGCCTGATGTTAATGTTACACCGCCTGAAGTAAGACTGATGTTACCTGAACCTACAATATTGTGACTGTTTAATGTTAAGTTACCACCGAGTGTCGGGTTAGGGTCTTGATACACAGATACTAGCCCAGTTGCGTTCAAGTTAACGTTGGCGCTAACTGTACCAGCCGCTTGGTTATACACAAATGTTACATCGCCTGCTGAGCCACCACCTGCAGAGAATGTTACACCTGATAAACTTGCTGTAGTTAACGAACTTACAGCAATACCTGATTGTGCATTTGCCAAACTACTTGAAACAGTAATATGTGTTGAATCAACAATGCTAGTAATGTAATATGTACCGTTTGTTAATCCGCCTGTGCCCGAACCGTTACCAGCAACTGTAAACGGAATAAGTGTTGTCATTCCGGTTGTACTGCTAACTGTTACTTCGTTCGGAGCAATAGTTCCAGTAATATTACCAGTAGTAGTTGCAGTACCAATTGATGTAAACAATGCCGCGGCGGCTTGTTGTGCTCTAACTGTAGTAAAGTAAAGCGGTCCACCTACTGATTCTGTAACTTGGCTAGTTGTTAATCCTAATCCAGTACCTGTAAAATTAAGTGTATTTGTTGTTGAGTTCCAGCTTAGTCCTGTACCTGCGGCGCTTGCAATTACGTTGATACCGCCAGCGGTTATGCCATCACCAATGAATAATTTGTTTGTATCAGTGGTCCAGGTAATTTCACCCTGATCAAATACGATACTTGATCGTTGACTATCGGTTCCACGTCTAATTTGTAGCGACATCGTGCTATCTCCGTTATATCTATAGTGTATTTATTCTTTGCTACGGAGAAGCTAGAGCCAAAAAAATAGGGCCCTAAGGCCCTATAAAGTGCGTATTAAACGTACCAAATTTCAGTAAAACCTTCGTCTTCAGTCGGTTCATCCCAATTAGATATCATCGAATCGATAACATTCTTTGGAATGTGCTTACCTGGACGGCTTGCCAAACGGCGAGCTAGCTCTGCTGGTTCAGGAGTACGAAACACTACCGCAATATGTTCGTAGTTAGGTAACATACGAAACTTCTTTTCTCGGCTGGCAATAGACACACTGGTTTGATCCCAGATAATATCCTTGCCCGCATCTCGTGCTTCGTTAACTTCGTCGGCCATCATCTTTACAGCATGTGGCATAAAGTCCTTGAAAACCTCGTTGTAAGTCTTGCCAGTATTGTGTGCGTGTGCATCTACAAACTTGTCTGTAGATATGTATACACAGCTATTAGCCCACTTTTGAGAATTAACCCAAGTAGACTTTCCAGCGCCTGGTACACCAATTAATTGATAACACTTCATGGTTGTAAACCATCCTTTCCTTTTGTTACTTGCCCAATATTAGCTACAGTTGCCTGTAGCCGTTGTATTTCCATTGCGGCTTCTTCTAACAAGTTAGCAATCTTATCGGGCTTGCCTTCTGTAACTGCTAGTCTGCCAGGAATCTGCCTGCGTATCTCTGCCCGTTTATACAGACGGAACACTAGGCTCTGTTCTGCTACGGGCAGATGACTTTCATCTGGGCATCTCATAATGCTTCTACCTTACTTACTGGCACAGTCCACAAGTCACCCTTAAAATCTTTGAAAAGCAATTCTTGCTCTCCCCAAAGTCTTGTGGTAGACTCTCCTACCAAAGTAAGAAAGTCACCGGGCTTCAATTGAAAGTGCATCTGTTTTACCATATGCGTATTCATAACGCCTCCATATAATTACGTACCCACGATAAACGAGCTTGCTCGTCCATAGCAGTATATTGTACTATGTTAGCACGGATTGCGTCAACCAATGGATAGTATTCTTCATCCAAATTGTGCTTGATATCCTTGTTCAAATCTACTAGTTTGTCTGTACGTGGATTGCGAGCAACCCACTTTGAAGTCAAATAGTATGGTGACTTGATCTTAGCACTTACACCCTTGTCTGTATAGAATACAAATCCTTCGTGACGACATTCTTTAACCATAGCCTTTAGCTCGCCAACTGTAGTGTAGTACACTTCAACTGGCAAACTGTGGAAAGCCATTTGTAAAAACATTGCTCCAACTTCATGTATGATTGGTGAACCAAATGTGTTGTAACGCATACCCAACAGGTACATACCTTCCTTTTCTGGAATTATGTGTGGGTCGAGCTTGTGAACGCACTCAAACATAAAAGTATAACCTTCGTGTACTTGGCAAGTCATACGATAACGATCTATGTCTGGCTCGATTAGTTCTCGTGCCATCTTAACATAATCGCTGTCAGTAGAACCTGTAGTAGACACTAGGATATCTCCATCGTACCAAGTTACAGCTACCATGAAACCATTTATCTTACGATAAGCAGTTATCTTAGTATCGTCGGCTAGCACTGGTGCTTCCTTTTCGATACCATAGTTGTAGATCTTAGTAAATGGATATGTTACCAAGTTAAAGTCAGCATCTACGATTGACCCACGGCATTCGGCTATGTAGTCGTTCCACAAGTTATCGTAGAATACTTTCTTCTTGTACTTTAGTACATAAAGTCCATCCCCAGCTTCCTTCATGTTAACTAGGTTACTGGACTTTACATACTCCTTCAATTCATCCTTAAACATATCAATCACCTTTCTGGTGGTGTCCTTTAATATCATTGTCCTTGATCAAACGGATAGCACGTTCTATTGAAATTACAATCTCGCCTGTAGAATCCATCCCAACATCCATACATCTGTATTTTTCCAAACCGCTCACACCACCGTGCAAGTGACCGTGAAAGTGTAATGCTCCGCGATGCATTTGATCCCACTCAGAAATTGGATAGTGAAACATGACAATCTTGTGACCATCATAGTTAATATCCAAATACTTATGGATTTCTTTAAATGCACCGCGGAACGTTGCATCATTCAATGTCTTCTTGTCGTGGTTACCTTCAATCAAAATCTTTGTACCGTTCAAACGCTTAATCATACGTCCTGCATCACTGCCTGACATAAATGCTACATCTCCCAAAATGTAAACGGTATCTTCCGGAGCGACCTTGTCGTTCCATTCCTCTACCATTGCATTGTTCATATAGCTGACATCGTTATTAAAACGGGCTCGTGTTTGTGGGCAGAAACTCATAATGTTCTTGTGCCCAAAGTGCAAATCACTTGTTACCCATGTTCTCATTTTATTCTCCTACGAATTCCTTTACTGATTCAAAACGTGTTGAAGCAGGAACCCACTTAAATTGTTCACGTCTGCGATTAACTTTATCAAAATCGAAGTTGATCATAAACCATCCTTCGTCCTTGCTAAAGTCTACGGTACGGGCAAACTTTACAACATGTGCCCACTTGCCATTGAATTTTACTACAACCATCATACCGTTCTCCTTTAGAAATCGTTTGTAAAGTTCCTCCAGTCGTCGAGGTTAGGCTTTTCATTTTCATCATATGTCCAGCCTAACACTTTCATCATTCTATGCTTAACTAGCAAGTTAGGGCTACGGAATCTTTCTGTATCCTGAAAACCCATCATTACGCCAACTTCGCATACTGCGCCACTGCGGCAAATACCTGCAAAGCAATGAACAATTACGTCCATGCGATTGTCTAATGCATGTTGCAAAAGACGAACTAACTCTGCGGCTTGCTCGTGACTGCATTTCATTTCTTCTTCTAGCACTTTGTCCTTTTCTTCTACATCGAGGAACTCGAAACGATGTACTTCCTTGAACTTGTGCTTGGGTGTAGGGAACCAACTAGCTGGATCCGCAATTTGGATCAGCATACTGTTCTCACCTACTGCGACATGGAACCCTTTTGGAATATCATCTGCCGCACAATTTTGAATCCAAGGCATTTAATTCTCCTTAATGGACGCTTTCTTTAGCATCCACTTCACATTCAACTACCCAGTTATTAAACTGAGTAAACTTGTTTACTTCTACACCTAACCCAACTGCTTCATTTACAAAGTGCTGTAACAGCGCATTGTACAGTTCGTCGGGCATTGTATCTTTATCAAATCTAATTTTCATTGTGAACGTCTTTTCATCCAAGTATAATCAACACCATCTGGGCACTTACCATCTTTGATGCTATCTGCTCCAAACAGTCCTACAACTTCAAACCCGTTACCTGTTATAGTAACTAGGCAGTTAATCTCTTTTGCAAAATCCATCGCTGAATTTAAATCATCGCACTCGTTTTCGTAAACGACATCGTTTACTTTCCAATTCACTGTATATTTTTTATTCATCATACGAGTATTATAGCACCAAAAAAAATCCCTGTCAACTTGCGAAGACAGGGATCGGTGTTGTATTTCTACAACGGTTTAGAAGTTGTAACGATCGCTCATTACAGTCTTCAACATGATGCCTTCTGGTGTGAATTCATCCATGTTTGCGGCTAGCAATGCCTTGGTAATAGCTGGGCTAAAACCAGACACTAGTGCGGCACCCGACTTGTCTGCCTTAACAGGAACGTTATCGCTAGCGTTCAAGTTCCAGAAAACAACTTGTGGCACACTATAGCCTGCGGCCTTGAACTTACGTTCAATCATCTCCATTGCTGAAGAGTCATGCTTTACGCAAGCATTGAACTGCATGTCACTTAGGATCAAAACCATTTCTGGCATTTCACTTTGTGGCACTTCATTCTTAACAGCAACATCTAGGATCTTGCTGAAAGCCGCATGTAGGTTAGTACTCATGCCCCAGCTGGACTTAACCATTTGTTGCATCTTTTGAACTACGTTACCCTTTAGGGTCATTAGTTCTGGCTTGTCAGAGAAAGTTAGGAACGTGTCCTTGAACTTACCTTGATTCTTTTCAGCCAAGTACAAACCTAGTGAAACTGCCACGTCCATGCAAGACACCGAAGTGTTCTTACCTGCTGGACAGCTCATAGAGCCACTAACGTCTACCAATGGTAGAATGTTAGCGTCACCCACGTAGTTTGGCAAAGCCTCCCATTGTGCGATGACATGGTCAGTTTCTGTCTTGTTGAAGTTACCATAAGCAACGTTCTTCAAAACATCGTAAGGGAAAATTGCACCGGCATTAACCTTAACCTTTGGATCAGTTCCCTTCACCAATTGTGCAACATACTCAGCGAACTTTGTAGTGTTACGGTTGAATGCCTTCTTGTAACGGCTAGCCGCTACAGATGGAACATGGCTAAAGTTGATGTTGTCCCAGTCCTTGGCACACATTTGTGTTTCAACGACCTTTGTAAGAGCCACAAGGCTCTTACGGTAGAACTTTGGACTCATTCCGAAGAATTCACGGATTTCACGTGCTACTTCGCCCTTACGTGGAGTCCACTTAGCGGCTAGACCATTCTTCTCACGAAGAGCGTCGCCTAGCATAGTGTAAGCCGCTGACTTCAAATCCTTGTCAGTGAAGACAAAGATGTCGTCCCAACGACCCAATTCTGGAACCTTCTTCAAAAGAGCCAATGCGGCATCCTTATCAGTCTTTTCCAAGTGCTTTAGGATTGAACGGAATAGTTCACGTTCACCTGCACCACTACGAGCATCACGTGCCCATAGTGCGATACGAAGTGCTAGATTCTTATCAGCCACATAAGCGGCTGTAAATGCAGGGATGATATCCTTGCCACGGCTAGCACCGATGTTATAAAATAGATCAACCACCTTGTTAGATGTTGATGCACGTGCCTTCATACTATTAGCGGTACGGGCTTCTTGATTTGCTACTGCTTCTACGAATGTTGACATTTTGTGTCCTTTCAGGTTAATGCCCTTTTGGGGCGGTTTCATTATAAGCGAAAAATAGTTGCTGAACTTAACCTATATAAATTCAACAGGATGGTCGGGACAGTAAGAGTTTTTCGACTAATCCCCATCCCCAGTATATCGGTTCAAGCCCCATCAGTCTATCCAGTTTATTCTATGCTGGCTACTATCTCACGTTCTATGAGCACTATCTAGTATTCTACTAGCACTAGCCCTTTAATGTCTTTCGACAATTATTACGGCAGTTCAGTTATAGTAAAAGTTGCTGTATCCATCCTAGGAATACTTTAACAGGATCGTTGCCTACTTTTTGTTTTTATCGAGGAGACTAATCGAAACTCCTCTATCTAGTGTGTATCTTCAAGTACTACCTTCAACGTTCTCGGGCGAACCTCTGAACTCCAATAGTACCCAATAACACTAGCAGTTCATAGTAATTTATGAGTTGCTGAACCGATCCTAAAACTGGAGCACCGAGTAGGATTCGAACCTACGATTTTGCGGATTTGCAATCCACTGCATTGGGCCTCTCTGCCACCGGTGCATTGTTTCTAACATGTGTCTATTGTAACACTAGGAAGGTGTTACGTCAACACATTTTGGCTATCTTACTTTACTCTTTTTAGATATTCTTTGTCGTACTTGCCGTCTTGGAATTCTTTAAGAGCAGTAATAATACTGTGTAAATGCTCAAACTTTTGACTAGACTTGTTTAGTCGTCTAATCTCTCTGGCACGAGCCGCGGCCATGATAACAAGATTGAATCTGTTACCACCCGAATTTTCAACGCATTTCTCTGTGTCAATTTCTGTACTGCGACTAATTGGTTTTGGCATTACGATTCCTCTTTGTTTAAAATTTTAGTTAACCATGGCTTGCATTGTTCCCATGTACGATACTCATGTGCTAGTCCACCTGCGGCACGCCACTCTGCACAGTTACTATGGCGGTCATCAATTAAGATATCGCCAGGTTTACAATGCTTGTACTTGTCGTGACTGAATGGTCCAAACAGTACAGGAATATCAGGAAAGTGTTTACTTGCCCAGTAGATTTTATCATAGCTGGCAAATGGTACACTATAGTCATGCGGTAGTGCTGTAAGAAAGCGAAGTTCATCCGCTAGTCCTTCGACTAGTGCATCTTTACAAAAATCAACTAATTCGTGTGCTCCTGCTTTTAACGGCAAGTCACGATAGAATCGTTCTTTGGCTTTGACTTTGGCCCAATCCTTTTCAGGAATGCGTTCACCATAGTCCCAATTTCTGTTGACGATATCTCTAGCGGCCTTCATCCAGTCAGCTACGACATCATCCATATCCAAATATATAATCATAAAATAAAATCCACGTCTGCGGCTAAAATGAATCTGTATTTGTCACTTTGTACAATTCCAGGTCTATGCCATATTATACTAGGATATATGAGCCATGTCAACTGACTTGGACGAACATAAAACTTTCCTGGACCATCTGGACCATTTGGAGCCATTTCAGTTCCGCAAGTGTCCAAATCTTTAACATCATCGGGAATGTGCAAATACATGATACCACTCATGCTTTGCCCACTATGTTTATCATGATTATGCCAATACTTTTCTCTATCTTCTACTGTACTTAGGTTTGTCATGAAGCTCCAGGCCATCATGTTGTTGACCTTTACCTCACGTCCTAAGTACATGAAGACACTCATTAAAAAACTCATACGATACTTTAACCAAAAGGCCTCGGGTCTAGCAAATATATTTTCTTGTGTTTGGTAGGGAGGACTATTCTTGAAGTAGTTGCCGCTGTCAATTATATTCTTTATACAGCCTATGGCCAATTCATTATCTTCCGGCTTGATTATACTACTCCAATCATACTTCCGGCAAAGTTCGTTTTGATCGATTATCATGCAGTACGATGGATTAAATGATATCCAAATTGTGTTTGCACTGGTTGACTGATTTGGCCAACTGGAGTTGCTACTGTAGCATCTTCAAAAGACTTAACCATCATGCCAGGACCAAACTCTCCTAAGTCACCGCCATTACGGCCGCTTGGGCATTTGCTGTGAGCTTGCGCTAACTGTGCAAAATTCAAACTGTTTGCTTGCTCATGCAACGTCATTGCATGTGCTAGTGAATCTACTAAAATGTGACTTGCTCTCATCGTTTCTCTCTTATTAAAAATGGTCGGAGTACAAGGATTCGAACCTTGGACCTCCTGGTCCCAAACCAGGCGCACTACCAGGCTGTGCTACACTCCGAATATAAAATTTATCACTGATCGACGTTCTGTTTCTCTAGGAGGACTTCCACAATGAAACAAATTTGAATCGAACAATAATGCTGTTCCTTTTTTAGGTGTACATTTATATTTAACGGTAAGGTCATTTATATGTACACCTTCTTGATAACGTTCATTGAATATTATAGTGTCACCATCTGAATCATTTACATAATACAGTAGAGTTCGCATATTTGAACTATGATCATCTACATGAGGTGTATTATGAAATCCTTCTGGGAAACTAGCATCTCTAAACATTAAATTACATTTTACACGATTTATGTTAGGACGAGCAATACCCGCCATGCCCAAAATGGGTAAAAATAATTTATGTGTTGGACTATAGATTCTGCCGTTGGCTCCTGCACTTGTATGTACAAACTGCCACGACTCTTTTGTTTGCGGTGTTACGCACCAATCGTTTGGATAAAGGTCTTGCCCTTGTCCTGCGTACACCGTTGCTGGTTGATAATACCAATCTATGTTGTTACCTAAAATTAGTTCTTCTAATTTGTCTTGGTAATCAGTAGGAACAAAGTTTGTTAGTATCATAGTATGGAGCGGGATAAGAGAATCGAACTCTCGTCATCAGCTTGGAAGGCTGGGGTAATACCATTATACGAATCCCGCACTTTATAGAGGCTCTCTGTGGCGCTTGAATCCTTGATAGCCCAACTCTTCCTGGCCGGTCCTTGCTTTGGTCGACATTGGCAAGTTTTTCGGTGTTCCAGTGTAGCTACTCAAAGAGCTTTTATAAAGTGTCTAGCTACCCTCACCACAAGGGCCCTAGACTGGTCAGTTACTACGTCCACTAGCCTTTCCATTTAGACGGTGCTGAGGTCCGCCTTTGTGATTTCTCAAGTCGCTTTAAACAAGCCTTGCGGTAGATCCAATGCACCGTGCTATTAAGGTGTTGCAATTCCCTAACTCTGTAACGCTGAGTTAACGCGGGGTTCTTTGGTGCCCCTTGTCCGACTCGAACAGACCACCTACTGATTACAAATCAGTTGCTCTACCAGATGAGCTAAAGGGGCAAATCTTTACTAACTTCTATTTTACTTATCTTTGATCTCATTGTCAAGTTCTTTTTCTGGCGGAACATAAACATAAGGCTTCTTAGGTTCCTTTTTTCCAAAAATATTCTCGAACGATTTATCAAATTGTTCTTTAGGCACAACTAGTGGCCTTGGTTTACTACCTTTCCCTGCCATAATAAACTCCTAATACTTGGTGGAGGTGACAGGACTCGAACCCGCTACCCTCTGCTTGCAAAGCAGATGCTCTCCCAGCTGAGCTACACCCCCAAATTCTCTATATGCTTAATAATTAAATCAGCATACTTCTTTTGTCCATCTTCTCCCCAGTGCTGTTTATCACCATAAGGAGTACATGGAATGTCTTTTAAATAATTTTTAAAAGTTACAGATTTATCAAAAAAACCTAAATGCTTTTCTATACGGCTGTCACCGTATAATCCTAGTAAACTTATATAGTCATTCTTTAGTTCTCTATATTCACGAAATTGACTAGGATGTTTAAATGGTCTTACACCATTTGCAAAATAATATTTTATACCTTTTGATTCTAAAAACAATGCTGTTACATACATATGATACAGATTTTTATAATTAGAATAATCTTCAAATTCTATCAACGATCTTGCTTCTACGTATTGCTTAACCGTTGGATCAACATGACTCATCATAGCAGATCCTAATGAAACACTCATATGCTTTTTAGCTTTAGGTGACCAAAATTCGTAACGATCAAAACCACTCCAACTAATAACAACTTCTAAGTCTTTGCTAGAAGCACCTTGCTTTAGCATATTTGAAACAGATAAGATTGTAGTTCTACTAATCTGTTCACTACCATTACCACCATCTGCAAGGTTTATATACTTATAACCAAAATGGTCTGCCACCCAACGAGGCCACGCAACTTCATGACAAAAAAATAAATTGTCAGGATTTACATTAGTTCCTGCGGTGTGGCTACAACCATTAGCGACTAGTACTTTCATTTGTATATAAATGGATCAGTTTTTCTTATTTCTTTTAATCGCTTACGTAAGCGATACTGATAAATTAAATTTTGTATAAACTTTATCATATATTGGCTCCCCGAGGTGGGTTCGAACCACCGACCTGCGGATTAACAGTCCGTCGCTCTACCGACTGAGCTATCAGGGAATAATCTTTATTCTACACTTGTACTAGCTGTGCCAGTATCATTTGTAACATAACTGGTTGTTCCACGTGGAGCATTACGGTCACGCTTTTCTGGTTTAACAACAATCTCTGAATACAACTGTGCTTGAATCATTGCACGTTTGTATGCATTACGTTCAACTGGATCAACAAAGGTAGCCATAAAGCGTTTTGTTTGTTTGCTGAGGTTGAATGTCTTACCTGGTTTTAACATGTTCTTTCCTTAAATAAAAATTATAACTTAAAATATCTGCAATGTCAACAATTATAAATCGTGTTGTCCCATGCTTTTAATCATTGCTTCATTGTCTTTGTTTTTCAAAACTTCAATCCAATCTTCATACATTCTATGTATGTTGGATACAATTAATAATCTTTCTTGATACACAGGCTTGTGATAGTCTGTAGGTTCGATAAAGTGAATTAAATAACCTGGACTTACAACCATCATGCCTTCTTCTAAACGTAAACGTTTGAACGGACTAAACTGATTAGTCCAATTGACTCCGCCACGTGGATCAATAAACACCATGTTACCTGGGTTATCGTTGTTTAGTTTGATATAAAATACACCAACGCCTAAAGTTGATCCATGCTGATGCGGTGTAATACGATACTCCACATTAGGCTGAATATGTCTAAAATAACCTTTAGCAATACGCATAGGAGGCAAAGGCATTTCGCTGTGTAGCGTTAAAGTCTTTTCGGCAAGTTCAATTTTCTTCTTTTGAACTTCTAGCATTGTGTCCGGTAAGTCTGGTAAACTCCAAACATCTACACTATTCTTTTGAGCACGGGGAAGTACATACTTGTATACATCTTCTTTTAGTTGCTCAATAAAATCCTGTGTAAACGGACGCGATATGCCGATTGGAGTAGACCATACCTGATGTATAGTTTCTACTCCGTCATGTGTTAAATGTGTGCGGTTTCCGCTGTCTGCCATAGTTGTCATGCAGTATTTACTCCTACAAGATTTTTGTACGCTTGCAAACGATCCGCATTTAACATTGGTATAGGATACTTGTTCATGATATCTTTGATAGTCATCGAATACAAATCATCCAAACTAATTCCACTATTCAAAGCAGTAATCATTTGAAACTCTGCAAACTTGTTTCTACGTTGCATCATGCCTCTGTACCATGTAGCAATTTGTCCACACTCTTCATACGTTAGATTTTTATCTGGCAAAGTCCATGCTCTAAAATCATCCTTAGGAAATTCGTAGCCATAGACTTCGGGATTCAAACTAAACTCACTAGAATAAGCCGCAAGTTTTTGTTTCCCCTCACCTGTTCTGTTATACAAGTGTAGTGCATAAAAATCTATAAAATCAATTGGGTTATCTTTTTCCTTACACCAATCGATCAGTTCTTTAAAGTATTCTCGTGTGTCGTAAGGCAATCCTAGAATAAATCCAGACGCTATGTTTACTTTATTGTGCCATTTTTCATCTAACCAATACAGTCTATCTTTAACTTTGTTTGGAGCAAGTCCTTTGCCTATGGCTATTGCACTCTTAGGTTGTAGAGTCTCCAAACCGAAGTATGTACCAATCAGCCCCATTTCAGTCAACAGGTCTGCTTGGTGTGGATACTTGTTAATTAAATCTATACGTAAATATGCACTAAACTTTGGCTTAAAAGGTAAACTAGTAAACACACGATGTAATGCTTCAATCTTATCATTGTCATCGTTAAACGTGTCGTCTGTAAAGTAATAACTATCAGTACCGTGCTTTTCCCAAAGCTCGATTAATTCGTCTTTAATACCATCAGGATCTCTTAGATAAGTTCCTTTCTTTTTTCCTAATAAAGGATAGCTACAAAACTTGCATCTAAAAATGCAACCACGTGCTAGTTCTATAGGAAGTCCTTCTCCTGGCAACACATTTTGAAAACGTGTTGTTAAATTGTCCATAGTAGGCTCTGGGTATTTTGCAGAATCAATTACGATACATTCTTCGTTACCGATTTTGATTGTGTCGTACTGTGTTAAGTATGCAATGTCATTGGTTTTTATATAATTGGTAAGAGCTACCGTGCTGTTGTCAGCATAGCCTAATACATAAAAATCAATAGCATCATCGTCTAAATGAAATGGTGCTCCTGCGCCGCCATAGACAATTTTGGCATTTGAATTTTCTTTAACGTAAGAAATAATTTCTTCAATTACACTCACGTCTGTGTAGTACATACGGTCCTTTTTAGTTTTAGTACCGTCGTATGGTTGATAAAAGAATGTACTACTAAAACCAATCCACAAGGTATCATTACCTAAATGAGGTTTAAGAGCTTGTTTAATTTCATCTACAGATAAATGTATAATGAAATCGAGTACAAACGTAGTGTATCCATTGTCCTCTAATGCACTTGCAATTCTATAAGGGCCTAGTGAACGTTGTATTCTAGGAGCAGTTGGATGTGCTTCCACACCGCCTGTTAAAATGATACATTGTGTCATTTTTGTCTAATTCTAAATACCACAGCATAGCGCATGGCCTTAGCCCACGGTGCTGTTGGTTTAGTTGTATGTAATGCTCTGCCATCATACAATACTACACGGCCTGCAATGGGAGGAACAATGGCAAAAGGGTAACCTACTGTAAACCCACGATTTTGTCCTTGACCTTTTTGAAACTGCTGTGCATCGCCTGTAGTAGGATCATCACTGTAAAAAACATTCTCAGCCATCCAGCTTGGATACCAAGTTAGATTAGCCATGTACAATAATGTAAAATGTTTTTCTTCTTTTAAATCGATGGTGTCACGGTGAATACCGTGACTACGCTTTATCGTCTCGTCCATTTGTGCATTTACATACACACGAGCCATTTTATATTTGTTGTCTGCAATACCTTCTAAGTCTCCATCAATTACAAACTTATTATTAAGTCGAGTATTGATAGCGTTCCAAAGTTCTAGTATTACAGGATGCTGTTTTAAATCTTCTTCGTTGTTGCCAAATACACAACGATGCATATACTGATTGTTTACGCTAGGAACTGTATCGTCCATGTATTCCTTTTTGCCATCAACAGGCTTGTACCAAATGATACTACCAGGCTGTGGGTATGGAACATCCTTGCGTGTCGCATGAAAGTCTTGATGTTGTATGTAATCCCATACTCGAAAACGTAAATCGTCTTCAATCAAATTGTCATATGTTTCTACAGTATATGTCTTCATATTGTTGGCGGTGAGCAAGAGATTCGAACTCTTGATACAGGTTTTGGCCCGTATGCCTTCTTAGCAGGAAGGTGCCTTCGACCAACTCGGCCAGCTCACCATATTCTTTTATCTTGTTACCTTACGTATTAATTTATACCAATAGTATTTAACGCCACGCCAAACTGGCAAATCCCAATTGACGATAAATCCTACTTCCTTAGGCATATTACCGTATGCCTTGTCTATTACTTCTTTTGGTGTTGACATACAGCTCTCCTAATAAAAATGGTAGGACCTGCCGGGTTCGAACCGACGACATTCTGCGTGTAAGGCAGACGCTCTACCAACTGAGCTAAGGTCCTATTATATGGTGCGACTGCCCGGAATCGAACCGGGACGCTGTGAAGCGAGAGATTTTAAGTCTCTTGTGTCTACCTATTTCACCACAGTCGCATTTTAATATTTAACTAACACTGGCGACCCGTACCGGATTCGAACCGGTGATCTCCGCCGTGACAGGGCGGCGCCTTAGGCCAGACTGAGCTAACGGGCCAATATAGTTTTTCAAAGTGACTGACTATCTTTCTCAAGGACTCATCAGGTTGTCTCGTAGAGGAGAGTTTAACAACCTTGTGTTGCTACTGGTGTGTCAGTCTCAAGAATAGGGACCTAGCGCACAAGGGACTCAATCCAAACGTCTAACTCGGAAACTTGGAGGTCAGGGTAGGAGTTTAACCTACCTCTAGTCGGTTTGCAATCGACTGCATAAACGCTCTGCTACCTGACCATAACTTGGCGGGTCCTGAGAGACTCGAACTCCCACTAACGGTTTTGGAGACCGCAGTACTGCCATTATACTAAAGACCCATATCTAACAGGATACATTTTTCTTCATTTGCAGTGAAATAAAAATTGCTGGTAGTATCCTAAATTTGGCGGAAACGGTGAGATTCGAACTCACGGACCCTTTCGAGTCGTCTGTTTTCAAGACAGGTGCAATCAGCCGGACTCTGCCACGTTTCCATTATTTGGTTGCGGGACCTGGAATCGAACCAGGGACTGGAGCTTATGAGACTCCTGAGATGCCGCTTCTCCATCCCGCTATAATTTGGTGGAGTGTACTGGGATCGAACCAGTCGTGCTATTAAGCGCCGGATTTACAGTCCAGTGCATCACCATTGATGCTTCCACTCCATATTTGGTGCCCCAAGCGAGACTCGAACTCGCACTCCGAAGAAGTGGCTTCTAAGACCACCGTGTCTACCAGTTCCACCATCGGGGCATATAGAAATACACTAGGGGCAATGCCATCTTACTATCCCAGTCAGTTGGGTGTTGCCTAATGTATTTTTATATACCATTAATTGATAACACAGTTTACTATTCTCTTGCTACCTATTGTTGACCTGCTACGCAGAATCAGTTACTAGTATCATAGGCTTTCCGCTTTGAACAAGGTTAGGCGTGTACATTGCCCTACGAGCTGTGTTATCAATTAATGGTACTCGGTAGGGGAATCGAACCCCTCTTCCCGCCGTGAAAGGGCGGTGTCCTAGACCGATAGACGAACCGAGCATATTAAATTTTATTTTTAAAGAACATGTGCTAGTGTTTGCTAGCTAAGTGTTAATTATATAGCCTATTCAGCTATGTGTCAACACTTTAATGAAATACTTTCTGGCCGGGCTTGAGAGGATCGAACTCCCACCGTCGGTTTCGAAGACCGAAATGATATCCATTTCACCAAAGCCCGCATAATGTTACTTATAATACACATTTTGTAGATATTAGGTGCATAACGTTACTTATAAGTAACATTATGTTTGGTCCGGCGTAGAGGAATCGAACCTCTATTAAGACTTTAGAAGAATCCTGTCCTATCCATTGAACGAACGCCAGTTAAAGTTATTATACTGCCTCTTGGTGCTCTAGTCAAGAATCGAACTTGAAATACATTCTTACCAAGAATGCGTTATGCCATTTAACTACAAGAGCATGGTACCAGCGGAAGGGATCGAACCTTCTCAAGAACGCTAATCTGGCGCTAAAAGGCTTATAAGACCTCTCTGACTTCCAAGTCTCGCTGGTATTGAATAAAACAGGATAGCATTTTTTGGCTTTTTTTCAAGAAAAGATTTTTTAATTTGCTGTTGCTATCCTCTAACTGGTACCCCACCTCTGATTCGAACAGAGAGAACTTCTCCTTTTGAGAGAGACGACTTTACCAATTTGTCCAGTGGGGCATTGAATGGTAGCTTTACTGTGACTCGAACACAGGACCCCCGCCTTATCAAGACGGTGCTCTAACCAACTGAGCTATAAAGCTATATTAGATTTGTTGAAAACTAAATCTAGTGATGTTTGTGTTTATACTCCATCTTTCTACCTGTGATGTAAACGGGTATGCTTGATGTAGTACATAAGATGGAAATAAAACAATTTCCGATTCTTCTGGAAGAAATGAATACGTACCTGGACAAAAATCATTCTTAGATCCATATACGTATTCAATCATTCCCGGTCCTGCTGAATACTTTTTATCCCAACGAGCTAGTTCTTCTTTTAGTTCATTTGGAATTTTTAAATAAATTACAACACTTATTTTAGTATCGTTGTGTGTATGCAATACATTAAAATCATTTGCTCTTTGAAAGTTTACCCACATAGTGTTGTTAGCATCTAAATCAAAATTGAAACTTTTATAATCAATTCTAATCCCCTTGCATGCTTCAATGTAGTTTATAAGATGCTTCTTAAGCTCATTATAAAATATTTCATAAGAACGCTTATCTGCCAAAGATAAGTGCGTACCACTTGTTAGTCCCGTAGTGTTTAATACTGCTGTACTTCTAGCCTGTGTAGAAATGTCCAGCAACATCTGTAGCACATTTTTATCAAATGTACTTCTATAGATCCTAGGACCAAACGGAGCGGCTACTTTATGATTTTCCATATTTGAATTTGGAGCGGGATAGGAGAATCGAACTCCTAACTAAACCTTGGCAAGGTTTCGTTTGACCATTAAACTAATCCCGCACAAACTTACTTATTCGTTCTAGATTGTTCACCGCACAATCTAGAAAAGCGGGGGTCTGTTGAATTTGTAAGTAATAGCGCCTCCCTCATTCGCTATCATTTTACCAGTATTTTCTGTCACGCCGCGGACTGGTTAGAGGTACGTAGTAATAGTCGTTACTTGTTTGCTACTAGGATAATTAGTCCCAACTCACTGAGCTTTCGACACTCAGCTTTGTCGACATCTACACTTACAAAACTTGGTGCCGCCTCGTGGGATCGAACCACGTTCCTCGGTGCTTCAAACCGGTGCTATGACCACATCAGCTAAAGCGGCATGTTTGGTAGTTCCTACAAGGTTTGAACTTGTGACCTTTACCATGTCAAGGTACTGCTCTACCACTGAGCTAAGGAACTATTGTTTGGGGTGCTAGATGGGGAACGATCCCATACTACCGATTTCACAGAACGGGGTGCAGACCACTACACTACTAACACCATAGAATAAATACGGTATGGACTTAACCACACATTATACTGAATTTGAACTGCTGTACAAACACAGTAAAAAACCTTACAGTCCAAAAAAATCTTGGACTACAACTAAAGACTTTACGCCTTCGTACGAACGAAAAAACAAACAGGAATTCGTTCCTAGCGAATTGGAGCCGATAAGAGGAATCGAACCTCTATTCCCACGTTCGTAGCATAGTGTATTATCCATTATACGATATCGACAAATTGTTGGCAGGGGTTATCGGATTCGAACCGATGATACTAATTTCAAAGACTAGTGCTTTAGGCCGGACTAAGCTAAACCCCAACAGAAAAAACAGGATGCATTTTTACGGTTTTGATTAAAAGTCAAATGTATAAAAATTTGCTGTTAGCATCCTCAAACTTGGTGCTCCAGGAAGGACTCGAACCTCCATCGCCGGACTACAAAACCGGAATTCTAGCCTTTGAAATACTAGAGCATAAATTGGTCTCCATGCCAGGATTCGAACCTGGACCACACGGTCCCAAACCGTGTACGCAACCTGATAACGCTTCACAGAGATAAAATTGGTGGAAGCCGAGGAAATCGAATCCTTCTAGTCAACATCCTTGCAAGGGATGTCCGTAGCCCACTACTGCCCCCAAATTGTTTGGCTCCGGTTGTGAGGATCGAACTCACCTAATCATTGATTAACAGTCAAGTCCTTGCACCATGCTTGGATTTACCGGAATAGATTTTGGTGGTAATGGAGAGAATCGAACTCTCTTAAGACACCGTATGAAGGTGGTACATTGCCATAATGCTACATTACCATATGTAAACACACTATTAGGAATTCAACCTAAGTCCGGCGACCGGTACGACGCTGTTAATGTGTTTGCATATGGATGGTTCTGAGTTCCCGTCATTCGGGCCAAATATACGGTGCTTATTCCGTGCTATTCACACTATCACCTAAGAGTCGTCCTCCGGGATACCTTGCGGCTTGTATATTCATCCAACACAGATTACTTTGCTGTTAGGCTTTTTATCTGCTGGCAGTCAGTACCATATAGGAACACACTAACCCATAACCATGGCAGATCATTACCAGCGGGCTACGATTTACTTAATGTGTTCTTATATGGTA